TAACTTATTAAATTAAACTTTGATGTGGCTAGCGGTGACTCATAGTGCCGCTGGGTAAAGTCATGGTTTGGTTTCTTAAGTTGACAAGTTTTACTACATACTTTAGATGTAGTGCTGTACTACTCACAGAGGCAGCAGTAAAGTTTAGAGTGTAGTGTAATTTGTTTTTCCGTATAAAAATTTTATCTTTTGTATTTTATTGTAGAGTCGTGGTTAAACTAAGGGTGGTTCCTGGTTTAACATTTTGTATGAGCTTTTATTTATAATGTTAGTCTTTGAGAGTCTGCAATAAAACTATTCTTTTATTTAATTTATTTTTATGTTTTAGTTAGTTTTAAGCGTATGTTCAAGAAATGTGTATGCAGTGGTAATCACGTTTGGCGTGAATCTGCAAATTTTGGCGTGCCGCTGGGCGCGATTTTTATAAGTATAAATATAAGTAATATTATCGTGGTATTATGCTACGGTAGTATTTTGGTTAGGTATTGTGTGTGCAGTGGTAATCACGTTTGGCGTGAATCTGCAAAACTAGCGATAAATGTGCACTTATGTGCTTTGACGTGACCTTGTGTCACAGGAGTAGGATGTATATTCTGGTATCGTCCACAATATGCATTAATTTTTCTTGTAGTTTACCCTTGAGGTAAATACGTGATCTTCTTTTATGACAAAAAGTAAGAGCTATCCCACGTTTTTTGTATAAACCTTCATTGAATAGATTAGTTATGAATGGAAACAACGGGAATACCTCTGAGTGTACTATTTATAGTGTGTTTTGGAAACAATGGTTAACACCTCTGAGTTGTTGTAACAGGATATAGTGTAAATTGTAGTTTTTAAGTAAACTCTACATATATTCAGGATCAATATTATAGATCCGCAACAAACAGGTGAAAATTACCAAGTAACACGAACACACTCGTGATAGTACAACAGGTTCAATTCTTGAGCAACAAATAGTAATGAAATATTCTGCAGAAGTTAGGTGCAGTAATAGCGTGGACCAATGTGAAATATGGACAAGTGCAACAAAAATAAACTTTATAATAACAATAACATGAACAAAAATGATGTAATGGATAGTATTTTGAATTATATTAAGAAACACTATAAACAATATTTGGATAAACCTTTGAAATTTTATGCTTTGAGTGATTTTGAGAATTATTATTTTTATGATAGGAATAAACATGTGTTAATGAGAATTAGTGAGAAATATTTTAGTAAAAAGGCTATAAATTGTAAGGTCGTATCAAAACGATCTTATAAATTGGCCATTCAAGATTTTGAGCAACAAGGTCTTATTGATATGTGTGTAACAATTAAACAAGCCTTAACTTCTACTATTAGCACTGTTAAGCATGTAGGAGCAGGTTTGCAGTCATTAGAATTTAAATTATTAATTGCTGATACAATGGCTTTAATGATGGACTTGAGCGAAGGCCATTTGACTTTATATAGATTTATTACGACCGTTATTAAATGTATTACTTTGTCTGCTAGATACCAAAAAGTATTTGTTCCAGAAGGTTTGGAGGCATCGTCTAACGACATACTTTTAACTTTATCTTATTTAGGTATACCTGAGAATGTTATGCGAGGATTACGAAACTTTAATACTTTGACTGGAAAGAAAATCACTGATTGTGATTTACTTATGGATTTAGCGAGTAAGTTGTTTGCTAATTTAATAGAATTGTTTAATTATTTAATATCTACGTATTCATGGCTTGCATGGTTTTCTCCACTAGTTGCCATGCTTAATAAAATGTTTGACTTTTTTAAATCCCACAATTTGATTAAGGAAATTTTATCTATATATTCATCATTTGTTAAGGATACACATGTAATGTTTGACCCCGTCTATAGAACGAAAGCTATGGACGTATATAACAAAACCTTAGAAAACCCATCTTTTATGGCATTCTTAAATAATGGATCGAATAAGCATTTTCAGGTGACTTATAAGGCCTTTGTTGAGAACGTTGTAAAAATGGTGAGAACATATGGTTCCTCTAGCCGAGATGAACCTATATGTATTGTTTTTGAAGGAGCACCAGGAAGTGGTAAGTCAGTATTAATGAATTCGTTAGT